TTATCCCGCCTCCCCCTTCAGCCCCTTGCGCAGGAAGATGATGGCCAGCGCTTCGAGGATGAGGCTGCCCGCCGAGCCGCCGTCGAGCGTCGGCAGTTCGACGCCCAGCACCTGCGCCACGCCCGCCAGCAGCATGAAGGCCGCCACGATGTAGGTCCGATAGCCCACGAGAGCAGTCATGATCGTTCTCCGTTGCATGGATGAAGGAAGTTTGACCTCGACGAGGGAGGCCGCGCGGATTTCGGCAACCCTGCGCGTCCAGCCCCGGCCGAAAACCGAAAAGCTCGTGAGCCCCCTCAAAAAGCTCAACCGCCTGTCGCACAGCCCATTGATCGCGCGTTTCGCGTCTGCCGCCTGGGCCGCCGCCAGCGTCACTGGCCCCACTGCGCCATCGGCTGCCACCCCGAGCGCCGCCTGCAGCACCCGAACGGCCCGATCCGGCCCCGAATTCACGGCGAAATCGAACAGCGCCAGGTCCATGCCCCTCGGCATGCTCCCGGCGCTGCAGCTGTTCCAGTAATTGGCCCGATAGATCAGCGCCGCCTCGCCGCGCGTCAGCGCCTGCACCTCGGCCTTGGGCAGTGCCGTCCAGGGCGACACCTTTCGCCAACGCGCCAGTGTCTTGCGGGTGATACCCATATTGGTAGCCCCACCGGGATCATCGGGATGATCGACGTAGCCGCCCTCATGCCGCAGCACTTCGCCGAGGCATTTTTCGAACCGTTCGTCATTCGCCATAGCGAGCCCTCGCCACATGCCCGGCCCCCAGGGCCGCGCTGACCTGCACCACCGAAAAATCGAAGCCGGTTGCCGGGCCACCGAAATCCGCCCCCTGCTCGGCCAGTCCATAGCTGGCCACAGGCGCACTGACCTCGATGCTCCGCTTGAGTGTCACGCCGTCAAAAATGGACAATCGGTAGCGCTCCGGCGCGACTTCCAGCGCCGGCTCCGCCGCGCCCCAGGCGTCGTCTTCTGCCCGGCTACGACGCATCCATGAGAAAGCGATATCGCCGGCCCCTAGGCGCCTCGCCTGCAGATGCACCGGCGCCAGCGGCAAACCCGGCGCTACTGTCGTCGTCGCCGTCAACACCTGCCCGACGAGATCGGAGGCCCCGGCATAGGCCCTGATCGTCCGCTCCTCACCGAGGCGCCCCGCCTCGACCGGCACGACGCCAACCCGCCCATCGAGCACGACCACGCGCCGTCCCGCCGAGACCGCCCCCATGGCCCAGTCGGTCCCCTCAAGTCCGCGCAAGAGTTGCGTCAGCCGATAGCGTCCCGCCTCGACAAGCTCTGCCCTTGCAAAGCCGATCACCTCCCAGGCGCCTCCGTCGGTCTCCACCGCTAGCCGGTTGCTCCCTGCCAGCACCGCCTCTCCGGCCCCGTCGGCAATATGCCCGCCATAGAGCCGAATACTCAGGTCAGACCGGCGATCCCAGACTGCCCTCGGCCCGGCATCGATGCCCTCGACCACCTCGCCCAATACCGCCGGCCGCGTGAGATCGAGCAATGCCGCTCCCGTCGCCGTATCGACCAGGCGCACCGCCCCCGGCCACGGCTTGGCATAGGCGCCAAACACCAATCGGCTTCTCGCCGGTTCACTCGGCAGCGGCGGCAGATGCGCAGCGAGAACCACCGGCGTCACCGCCAGCCCCTCGACAGGCGCCGAAGCCGGCGCACGATCGACACCCGTTGCCGCGGCCAGTCCCGCAGCCACACTGCGTGCCGTCACCCGACGCACGGCGCCATCGCGAATTTCGGTGACTTCAAACGGTCCCTCGCCATCCACTGAAACCCGGTCCCCCGGCTCCAGCGCCAGCCGGTTGGGTGGCAACGAAAACTCCACGGTATCCACCGCCGCGGCCCGATCATCGAGCAGCCGTTCCGCCGCCAGCCGCGCCGCCGCCCCATCGAGCACCATGTCGACACTGTCGCTGACGAGCTGCCCTGCCCCCGGCCGCACCGCGGTCGCCGAGGCCATGAGGTAGTCACGCCCCTTGTCGATATGGCTCAGCGCCAGCCGCCCCGGCCGCTCCACCGCCGCCGCGCGGCGCTGCGACAACACAGCGCCATCGCCCTGCGCCAGCTCTTCCCTGTCAAACGGCATGGTCGTGCCACCCCGCGCCGAAATCGCGGTGAGCACGCCATTGCGCGCCACCAGCCGCTGGCCGGTAATATCGAGCAAGGGCTCCAGCGCATCCCGCGCCGTGCCTGGTGTCGAGAGAATGACCCCGCCCACCATCGGCTCGGAAGCGCCCGCTCGTACCGTGGCCCCGTGTTCCGCCGCGATAGCCGAGGCCAGTTCGTCATTGCTCATGCCACCCAGTCGACCGGTCAGCCAATGTCCCGTCGCGTGGTTGCCGCCATCGGCCCAAACGTCAGTCCGTGCCGGAAAGGCCGGAAACGGCCGCGCATCCCAGGTCCAGCAATAGATCCGCTCGGGATCGACCATCCCCGCCGGGTTCTTCGCCGGGCTCCCCCAATGCCGATAATGCGCGCGCAAAAACTGCCGCTGGATCAGCGGATCCGAAAGCCCGCTGGAAAAGTAAGGTCGCCCACCCTCTGAACTCTTCGCGTCGCCGAAAATATTGGGCTGGTTGGCGCCCTTGTCTACCGCGGCACACCCGAGCTCCGTAAGCCAGATTGGTTTCGAGCCCGGCACCCAGGCGGTCGCCGAACCGGCGCGAACACCGCCCGGCCGGTCATAGTGATACTGGCCCCAGAAGGCCAAAATGTCCTTGTAGCGCCAGATCCAGTGCTCGCCATGCGCCCCATCGGCAATCGGCGTGCGCACCTGCGCGGCGCGAGCCGCATCGCTCGCATAGTACCAGTCGAACCCCTCGCCCCCGGCAATGTTGCCGCCGAGATAATCTAGGCTATGCGTGCTACCCGCGGCAGCATCGAGATGCCCCTCGCCATCGCGCCAGTCGGCCGCCGGCATGTAGCAGTCGATCGCCACGGCATTGATACTAGGCGAGGCCCAGAGCGGATCGAGGTGGAAGAATTTTTGGCCGCCACCCGGCTGATAGCCCGAATACTCGCTCCAATCCGCAGCATAGCTGAGCTTCGTCGACCCGACAATAGCCCGCACATCCGCCGCCAGTGCCACCAGTGCCGAAACGAAGGGAAACGAATTCCCCGCGCCACGCACCGTCGTCAACCCACGCATTTCCGAGCCGATGAGCAGGGTCTCGACACCTGTCTCAGCCGCCATCTGCGCATAGTGCAGGATCATCGCCCGGTAGCCCGGCAGGAACGTCGCCACCTGGCTCGCCGCCGTCGCCGTCCCGTCAGGCGATCCCGCCACGCCGGCCGCCGGATGACAGGTGATCCGCCCGCGCCAGGGATAGCTCGCCTGTTGGGCGCCACCGTAGGGGTCGGGTAACCCGTTCCCCACCGGCACATCCATCATGATCATCGGATAGAGCGTCACCGAAAGCCCGCGCGCCCGCAGATCGGCAATCGCCGCGCGTACCGATCCATCCGATGGCGTGCCGCCATAGGCCGGACCGCCGCCATGGCTCGATACGACCGGCGCTGAGCCGCGCGCATATCCAGCAACGCTCCAGGACACGCCCTGCACGTCCCGGCTCGCCCCTTCGACCCGGGGCCCGATCTGGCAGGACCCGCAGCGCAGATCATTGCCAAACCAGCTCACCACCAGCGACACATGCTTGAGGTTCGGGCAAAGCTCCTGCAACTCATCGATGGACACTGTCCAGTCGCTGACACCGGGCTGCACATGCGCGTTTTCCGCCGCACCGGTGCCCCAACCAACCATGCGCAGCCGTGGCACCGGGTCATAGCCAAACTCGGTCGCCCCTGGGATTACCGTCACGGCCCGAATGGACGTTTCCAGATCGCCCACCGGCCGGCAAAGCTCGGCCGAAATCTGCGGAATGCGGTTGCCGAAGCGCGAAAGCGGCAGGTTTTCAAAGACCATGTAGCAGAGCCCGCGATAGGCCGGCGCATTGCCCGCCCCCTGCGTCGCCTCGATCAGCCCATCCGGCATCTGCCCATTGCTGCCCGAATAGAAGCGATAGTTGAGCCCCCTCAGGTCGAGCAGTTGCCCATCGGCCCAGACGCGCCCCAGCCGCGCCACCCGCCCCTCGCAAAAGCCGATCGCAAAACTGGCGCCGATCTCATCCTCTTCCTGTTGCCGGCTCGTTCCCTTGGCGCCCGCGGTCTCCCCACCAAGCCGCTCCAGCTCCCGCGCCCAGATGATGTTTCCCGAAAGCCGCCCCCAGCCATAAAGCCGCGGCACCGCCGCCCCCTCGACCGAGCCACCAAGCCGAACGTCAAACGCCCGATGCTCGCTCTTCTTGTCGCTGAAGAGCCAGCCATCGATGGCGCTACCTGCCAACGCCCCCAGCGCCCGCCCCACCGTTGCGCCAATCGGCCCACCAACCAGCGCCCCGGCGAACTGCCCCGCCAGGGATAAAGCCAAAGTCGCCATGTTTTGGTCCTTTGTTCGAGATGGGCGAGAGCCACCGCGCCTCTCCTCGCCCCTTGAGGGACTTCGAGCCGGCCGAAGGCAAATTCGCTCCGGTGGAGCGAATTTAGGTGAGAAGGCCATGAGAGCTGCGCTCGAATGGCGGGCCTCGCATACCGTGGCTACGGAAACCAGAACCGCCCATTCACCCGCCTGGCCCAGCCCTCGGTCAAATAAGCCTCGACTACGCCGAGCTTTTCCTGCGCATGAATGAAACGATCCCCCGCCACCATGATCCCGCAATGCTTTGGCTCATCGAGCCCGGCCAGGCGAAACAGCACCACCTGCCCAGCCTCAACCGGCCCCTCCGCCGGCAGCAAAAACCGCTCCGCCGCCTCTCGCAGCGCCCCGGCATTCTCGGGGTCGCGCACACTGGCCCGATAGGGCGGCGGCGCCATGGGTTCGTCCCCATAAAGCGCCCGCCAAACCCCGCGCAGCAGCCCCAGGCAATCGCATCCCGCCCCCAGCGTCGAAGCCCGATGCCGATAGGGCGTACCCAACCATTCCCGCGCTGCTGCAACCGCCGGCTCGGTCATCATTTGACCACCGCCCGTCCATCGAGCGCATCGCCCTCACGCGGATAGCGCAGCACATAGTCGCTGCCCGGCACATGCGGAAAACCGCGGAAATTGACCCCATTGCCAAACTTCGCCTTGCAGGTCGTAAACCGCCGGTCACACCCCGCCGTCACGGCAAACACATCGCCAGCGACAACCCAGTCGCCTACGCGCTGCCCAAAGCCCAGGAGATCGCCCCCCGAACCCTTGCGATGCGTCAGCACAGCGTCCTTCAAGCCCACCCGCTTGCCGCCAGACCACTCGCCCATGCCAAAGGCAAACCAGTCCTCGGCAAAGCCCGAAAGCCCACTGACCAGCACCCGAAACGGATCGACCACAGACACAACCGTCGCGATCCCCGACCGCCCCGGCGCCGTAAGGTTCACGCCACAGCGCGCATCCCCCACCACGGCATCGCACAGCCCCTGATAGAGCCGCCCGCGCACTGTGTTCAGCGCCTCCTGCGCCGAGCGCAATTCGGCGCGAAACGTGCCATCCTCCCGCACGATCTCGCCGATTGTATCCACCCGCAGCAGCAGATTTTGACTCGGCTCCCCCCAGTTCACCAACCAGGTCTCGACCCGCGCGCCATCATAGCGCCCGAGCGCAATATCCTCGTCGTCAATGGCGTCGTGGTGCAGAATGCCGAGTACTTCCCCGGTCTCCACCTGCGCCCCCAGCCGCGCCGGCACCTCGCCTCCCTCCAGCCCATGCATGGGCCGGCAAGCCGTCCCGGAAACCACCAGCTCGACATCATGGTCGGTAAATCCGAGCACCACGCCATCAGTGCGCAACACTCGCCAGCAATGCGCCAGCGTCGTCTCTCCCTGGTCGAGATGCGCCGCAAATCCCGCGCCAATCGCCTTCATGGCAAAATCTCCACCAAAGGAATATTTGGCGCCTCGGCCCCATCGAAACTCGACCATTCGATATCGAGCCGATCCGTATCGAACCGCACCGGCACATCGAACAGAAACCCCGCACTCACCGCCGCCCCCACAGCCGGCGCGACAGAAAAGCTGACGACGCCGGTCGTCACATCCACCGTCCAGCCACTGGTCCGCTCGACCCCGGCCACTGCCACGCGCACCGAACCCTCAACCGGCTTCCTGATCGGCCGAAAATAGGGATCAAACGCCGCCCCATAGCGTTTCAGCAGCTGAAACCCCGTCTTCACACCATCCCCGGTCCCAATCGCCTGATCACCCGGCAACGGCACCGCGCCGCCCGAGGAATGATCGATGCCGTCGCGCCACAAAAAACCATGCAGCCGACCGCGTCTTTCCTCGAAAAAGGCCAGCACCGCCTGCATATCCGCCCGCGATTTCACCCCATAGCCAGCGTTGTAGCGCCGCCGCGAATGCGCCCAGCGCCCATTCCGCTGCTCGCCCCCGCCCGCCAGCGTCACGACATCCGTCTTCCGCTCCGGCCCACCCCGCGCTCCCAGCGCGATATCGAGCGGAAACCGCACATGATGAAATGCCATCTCAGCTCCCCCGGGTTCCCCGTCTTACGGCGCGGAGCAGCATCGCGCTCATCTCGGCCTCGCTCGCCGCGAAGCTGCGCGCATCCGTCGCCGTCACATTGAACGTCACATGCACCCCGCCCCCACCGCCGGCGACACCGAGCCGACCATCGGGTCCGCGCGCCAGCGGCATGATTGCCTCCGGCCCCGCCTCGCCCGCCAGCCCCAGCGCCCCACCCAGCGGAAAATACGTCGGCGTCGCGATGACCCCGCCCTTGGCATGCGGAATGATCGAAGGGTTGAGTCCGGCAAACAGCCCCTCGAGCGCATTGCCGGCCAACGTCTCCAGCGGCTTGAACGCCGCCTTCAGCGCCATATCGGCAAAAGCCCTGCCGACGCCGACAATCACCGACTCCAGCGATTTCCCGTCCATCAGCGCACTGCGAAAGCCCGACGAAATCGACCGCGCCACCCCATCGGCCAGCGAATGGATGCGCCTGATCTCGACCGACACATCGCTCAGCTCGTTCCTGAAATCCTCGTCGAAGAGATCACCTGCCATCTGGAAACCTCGCCATCAAAGCCTCGAGCCCCGGCCGATCCAGCGGCCCGGACCGATCACCAGCCACCGCGCCCCAGGCCGCGGCCAGTTCGCGCGGGCTCATCTTCCAGAAAGCCTCCGGCGGCAGTTTCAGCACGCCGAGCCCAAACTGCATCGCGGACGCCCAAGGAAACGGTTTCATGCCGCGTCCCCAAACGTCGCCTGCAGCAGCCGCACCGCAATATCGGCCACCCCACGCAATCCGCCCTCGACGCTCATTTGCGCCAGCTCATCATCAGAAATGGCATTGCCACCCCCACGCAGCCCCGCTCCAATGATCGCCGTCAGATCCCGCGCCGAAACCTTTCCGCCCGCAAAGCGCTCGGCCAGCCCCGCCAAATCCCCCGCGCCCAAACGCGACTCCAGCTCCGCCAGCGCCCCCAGCGTCAGGCAAAGCACCCTCGTCTCGCCACCGATCTCGGCGGCGATTTCTCCACGATGAATATTTGCCATTGGTCCCTCAGATCGCCGTGAAGCTGACTTCACCCGCGCTTTCCAGCGACAGGTCGAACGTCACTTCGCCTGCATGGTCGGCCGAAAATTCCAGCGCCACGATCTGGAACGGCCCTTCCACCGTGCCGAAATGCGGCAGGATGAGCTGCCAGTTGCGGATGGTCCCGGCAAAGAAAAGGCTCCGGATGAGCCCATCCGAAGCCTGATCCTTGAACACGCCCGAACCCGAAAGCGAGGCCCGCTTCACCCCGCCACCAGTAAGCAGTTCACGCCAGCGCCCGGCGCTTTCCTGATCCGTCGTGTCGACGCTCGCCGCATTAAACGCCAAGCTGCGCGTGCGCAGACCCGCCACCGTCAGAAAACTCCCCGACCCCGTCTGGTCGAGTTTTAAGAGCATATCCTTGCCACTCTGGGCTGCCATTTTGTCCCTCGCTATTCGGTAAGAAACCGCAGCAAAACCGCCGCCCGCGCCTGCCCCGTCGCAGCATCGATGACGGTCTCGGTCCGCACATGCTCGGCCAGCGTCACCACCAGCCCCGCCGGCGCCAAACCCATCCGCGCCGCCATCACCCGCTCGGCGATTGCCAGCGCCGCCTTGCGGCTCGGCCGGTCGGCCCAGCAGTGCACGAGCACGCGATGCTCCTGCCCCGGCGTGCCATCGCCATCGACCTGCCTTATGTCGTGCCTATCGATCACCACATAGGGCGCCGGCCTATTCTGCGGCGGCGCATCGAAAACCCCTGATGCCCCCACCAGCGCCGTCAGCGCCGCATCCGCCTCCAGCGCCGAAACCAGCGCCGCCTGCAAAGCCACGATCGGATGGGTCATCCCGTCACCTGCGTCTCGCTACAAGCGCAGCTCAGATAGGCCCGCCGCCCATTCAAATCCGCCGCACTCACCACATCGAGATTGCGCCCGCGATAAACGATGCGATCCCCCGGCCCGACATCGGGCCGAAACCGCAACACCACCGCATGCGAAATGGCGACCGCCCGCCCATCGGCATTGGTCCCCTGCCGCCCGGTCAAGCTGCGCACCCGCGCCCAGGCATTGCCCAGCGGTACATAAATCCGCCCATGCCCACCTTCCGCCTCAGCCACGCTTTCGCGCCGCCTGAGTTGCACCCGATCGGTCAGCGTCCCGATCGGCGGTATCTTCTCACTCACAGCCGCACCCGCTTATGCGCCGCCACCAGCCGATCAAACCCCGAAGGCACGACCGAACCCGCTCCCGCCACGATCACCGCATCGCGATGCTCATGCCAATGCGCCACCAGCCCCAGCAGCGCCTGCCGCAAATCCGCCGGCACCTCTTCGGGCTCGGTGCCAAACCCCGCGACATAGTCGATCTCGACCCCCTGCCGCTCCTGCAGCGCCGGCATGCCGACCACCACGCGCGGCACGATCAGCCGATCCGGCTCCGACCCGAACTGATCGAGCGGAATCTCTTGGCTCGCCCCATTGCCATCCGTCGCCGAGATTTCGGTGATGGCGATCAGCGGCGAAACCGGCAGTTTCACCATGCGATTTTCCGGCCAATCGTCCAGCACCACCCGCCAGCTCTGCGCCAACAGCGCCTTGCCGGTAATGCCTTCAATATGCAGCCGCGCCGCCCCGATCAGCGTCGTAATCAGCCCGTCTTCCGCCGCATCATCGACCTTGAGGAAAGCCTTGGCCTCGACAAGCGAAACCGGCTCCTCGGCGGGCCCCGCCAGGAGATAGGAGGTCATTGTTTTGGTCCTTGGTTTTTGTTTTGGCACCGGCGCCCGCCATCACCCCCTCCCAGCCTCCCCCATCTAGGGGGAGGTGCAGGTCAGTGGCCTGGGCGGGATCGCATCACGCACTCGATGCGACACCTCCCCCTTGATGGGGGAGGCTGGGAGGGGGTGAACCGAAGCCTCAGCTCACGCCAAACTTCAGCAACTTGATCGCGTCAAAGTCCGCCACCCCACCGCCCACGCGCTTGGTCGTGTAGAACAGCACATAGGGCTTGCTCGAATAGGGATCGCGCAACACGTTCACCCCCTGACGATCAACAATCAGATACCCGCGCCGGAAGTCACCAAACGCCACCGACAGCGAATTGGCCCCGATGTTCGGCATATCCTCCGCCTCAACCAACGGAAAGCCCATGAAGCTGGCGCGGCCATCCGCCGTCGCCGAAGGCTGCCACAGATAATTGCCGTCGGCGTCCTTGAGCTTTCGCAGCGCTCCCTGCGTCTTGCGGTTCATCACCCAGTTGGCATTCTGGCGATAACCAGCCTTCAGCGCATAGACGAGATCGATCAGCACATCGCTGCCATTGCTTGCCGGCAGCGCGCCCGAAGTCCCCGTCGCCACATAACCCAGGTTCCCCCAACTCCAGCTATTCTCCGCCACCGTCGCCGAAGCCAGAAAGCCCTTGGGCTTATTGGTGCCATCGCCATTGACGAAAGCCGTGGTCTCCTGCGCCGCAAAAGCCGCATTGACCTCGTCGGCAATCCACTGGCCGACATCCACCGCCGCATCGTCGAGAAAGGCCGTGGTCGCCGCCGGCATGGCATAGAGCTCGGTCGTCGGATAGCTCAGCTCCGCCAGCGTCTGGCTCGTGGTCGTCGGACGGCTCGCCGTCTCACCCACCCAGCCGGTCTGCGGTCCACTCAGCGTGATCGGGCGCTTATAGACCGAGGCCGAAACCTGGCGCACACCGGCAATGGCTCGGATCGGCGAAATGCCCGTCATCAGACGGGTGATTTCCGTCTCGACCTCGGCGGGGACGACATAGCCGCCATCTGCGCCCACGCCCACCTGCAGCGCCTTTTCCTCGCCGCGCTTCACATAGGCCGAAAAGGCCTCCTTGTATTCGCCATTGGGCAGGGCACCCTTACCCTCGAGCGCCGGGCGCGCCCGCTCGGCACTGACGCGATCGAGCGCCGCCTTGTGCCCGTCGAGCACGGCATTGAGCCGCTCAAGCTTGCCCTCGAGCAAGCCATCGGCCGAACCGCGCTTCTCGATCTCGCCGAGGCGCTGGTCATTGGTGCGCTTGAATTCCTCGAACGCGGAAGAAAATTCGCTGAACAGCGCGGCAACGTCAGTCCCCGCGCCGGCCTTGGTTTCAAGGCCGTCGTCAATCCGATCCATGTCGGCATCCTTCTATCGGTTACGGATAGTCCTCGTAGCAGCCGCAATGGCGGCGCCGGCCGAAACGGGGGCGGCAATCCGCGCCGCCTCCATCATCGGAAAGGTCACGATCGAGATTTCATAAAGATCGATCTCGTGCAGCAGCCGGTTTCCCGCCTGCCGGCTGGCTTTCACGGTGCGAAAGCCGATGGAAAGCCCATCGAGAGCCTCTGCCTCGATCAGGCGTTTGAGCGCATCCGCCCGCGGCACCCCGGGCACCAGCCTTCCGCGCGCAAACAGCCCATGAGCGTCCTCGCGCAGCTCCTCCCAAAAGCCCACCGGCTCCTTGGGATCGTGCTGAAACAACAGCCGAATGCGCCCCGCGCGGCTCCTGAGACTTTTGGCAAAAGCCCCCGGCAAGACAATATCGCCGCCGCTATCGAGCCGATTGAACACACTGGCATAGCCGGCAAAGCGCCCATCGGCATCGACGGGAATTGGCCCCGCCAT